TCTTTTAAGACATAAAGTAACACAAGAATATTTTATGGGTCTTTGGAAAAGAATTGAACTATCAGGTGCTGGCGAACCAGGGATTTATTTATCAAACGATAAAGATTGGGGAACAAATCCTTGTTGTGAAATCGGTTTACGACCATACCAATTCTGTAATCTATGTGAAGTTAATTCTTCAGATATTGATTCACAAGAAGACTTTGAAAAACGAGTTAAAGGTGCTGCGTTCATCGGAACACTACAAGCGGGTTACACAGATTTTCATTACTTGAGAGATGTTTGGAAAAGAACAACAGAAAAAGACGCACTTATTGGTGTTGGAATGACAGGCATTGGTTCTGGTGTTGTATTGGGTTATGATATGAAAGCAGCCGCTCAAGCCGTTAAAGAAGAAAACGAAAGAGTTGCAAATTTAATTGGTATTAACAAAGCCGCCCGTACAACAACTGTAAAACCATCTGGTACATCATCATTGGTTTTAGGCACAGCATCTGGTATTCACGCTTGGCATAATGACTATTATTTAAGAAGAATCCGTGTTGGAAAAAATGAGGCAATATATTCATACCTTGCGATTAATCACCCAGAATTAGTTGAAGATGAGTACTTCCGACCACACGATACTGCGGTAATTACAATACCACAAATGTCACCAGAAGGATCAATTCTACGATATGAATCAGTATTTCAAATGCTGGAAAGAGTAAAAAAAGTATCTCAAGAGTGGATCAGAAATGGACATAGAACAGGACAAAACACACACAATGTATCTGCGACAGTCTCAATTAAAGAAGACGAGTGGGACTTAGTAGGTGACTGGATGTGGAAAAACAGAAAATTCTATAATGGACTATCTGTTTTGCCCTACAACGGAGGAACTTATACCCAGGCACCTTTTGAAGATTGTAAAAAAGAAGACTTTGAAAGATTATCCGCAACATTAAAAGATGTAGATCTTACAAAAGTTATTGAGTTACAAGATAACACCGATCTTCGTGGTGAAGCCGCTTGTGCTGGTGGTGCGTGTGAAATTGTATAAGATATGAAAGCAAGTTGGGGAAATAATGTAACGCTAACATACCAAGTTTTGTTAGCGTTTTATAACCAAAGAAAAACTAACTAAAATGACAGTAAACTCATCAAAAGATTGGATACAACAGTTATATGTTCAGGAGACAACTAAAAAATCTCCTGAACCTGACTTTTATAAGGATGATTCTGGAAATATTGTTATGACAGAATCTTTCCATATGAAACGAGGTAAATGTTGTGGAAACAATTGTAGGCATTGCCCCTACGAACCACTTTACGAAAAAGGTAATACAAACTTAAAAGAATCACTGAAAAATCAGTGATTTTTTTTATTTATATAAAATATCCCAATACTATATTTATTAGATATGGCAGATGGTATAACTTATGGTATTAATTTTCCTTTTGTAGATTCATACGTTGGAAAATATTTAGACGCTTCAGATACTGGAGAGGAAGAGGTTAGAAGTAATTTAATTCACTTACTATTAACAAGAAAAGGGTCAAGATATTTTCTTCCAGATTTTGGTACAAGATTATATGAATATATTTTTGAACCGTTAGACGGACCAACATTTTCTGAAATTGAAAGTGAAATAAGAGAATCTGTTGAGAACTATATGCCTGGAATTTTAATTACAAATATATCAATAACAGACGCCGCACAACAAGTTAACAGTCAAGACACAACATACATTAGTGAAGGTGGTCAAAGAGAATTTAAAACACCAAACATTGCAACAGAGGAGCACACAGCAAAAATAAAAATTGATTATAGAAATACAAACGGAGCTTTTAACTCAAGTGATTTTGTAATTTTAAATATTTAAAGACAAATGGCAAATAAAAAAATATCCCAGTTACCTTTCGTTGGTTTTTCAGACTATACACCAAACGATATTATTGCAATTGTAAATTACCAAAACCCTATTGGTGTTACAAACAGTACACCATTAAAGGATGTACAAACATACATTTTAAGTGGTCTTACAGATGTTTTTGCAACTGGTGGTACGTATTCCGCAGGAACAATAACAATTGAAAATACAACTGGTGGTACATTTACAATAACAGGTTTACCAATAACAAAAGCAGTTTTTTATAAATCAGCCGGGTTAAATTTGGAGTTTAAGGGGTTTTTTTATGAACCATTTTGTGACGGCGGTACAGATCCTGTTGCGATAAGTGGTAGTATACCTAATGATTTTGGTAGTATAATTAGTTCTGACATTATTACGATACCAGAGTTTAGTGGTAATGTAGTAACCGACATTGACTTGGTTTATGGTCAAAATGGGGATTTGTTTGGTGGAAACCTTATTTCCACAGCAATAACATATTCGTATACAATTGATACGTTCACACAATTAGACGTTTTACCGGTTTTTTCAGCTGTAACAACAAACGACAATTTTTCAATAACCACCTTTCAAAATGACACAAAGTTATTTATATTAGGTCTCAAATTAAGATATACAACTTTATAAAAACATACAAATGGCAAATAAAAAAATATCATACACGACTAGGGACTTTCAAGGGATAAGAACGGAATTAATTAATTTCACAAAAGAATATTACCCAGACGTAGTACAAAATTTTAACGACGCTGGTGTCTTTTCTGTTTTGTTAGATTTAAATGCTGCGGTTAATGATAATTTACAATATCAAATAGATAGAAGTGTTCAGGAAACTGTCTTACAATTTGCACAACAAAAAACATCTATTTATAACCTAGCAAGAACTTATGGTTTAAAAATACCAGGGTCTAGACCATCAGTAACACTTGTTGATTTCTCCATTGTTGTTGATGCAAATGGTGATAAAGAAGATTTAAGGTATTGCGGTATATTACGAAGAGGGGCTCAAGTCTCTGGTGCTGGACAACCGTTTGAAACTGTTTATGATATTGATTTTTCATCACCAGTAAATGCCGAGGGATTCCCAAATAGACTTAAAATACCAAATTTTAATTCAAACAATAGACTAATAAACTACACAATTACAAAACGGGAAGTTGTTGTAAACGGAACAACAAAAGTCTTCAAAAAAGTAATTAATGCAAATGATGTTAGACCATTTTTAGAATTATTTTTACCAGAAAAAAATGTTTTAGGTATAACAAGTGTTTTATTAAAAGATGGAACACAGTATACAACAATACCAGAACCACAAGAATTTTTAGGTTTAGAAAATCGTTGGTATGAAGTAAAAGCCTTGGCTGAAGATAGAGTGTTTGTTGAGGACCCGACAAAACCATCAGATCAACCCGGAATTAAAGTAGGTAGATATCTTACAACTAATACTAAATTTATAACTGAATTTACACCAGAAGGATTCTTTAAAATGACATTTGGTGGTGGTAACACATCTGCGGAAGACCAGTTGAGGGAATTTGCTCGTAATGGTTATGCGATGGATTTGAATAAATATATGAATAATTTTGCGCTAGGTAGTACTTTAAAGTCCAACTCCACAATATTCATACAATATAGAATTGGTGGTGGTCAAGTTAGTAATGTTGGTATAAATGTTATTAACCAAATTGGTACTGTTTCGTTTTATGTAAATGGCCCATCTCAAACAACCAACAATAGTGTTGTAAACTCATTGAGTTGTAATAACGTTACTGCCGCTATAGGTGGATCTAATCCACCAACAACAGAAGAAGTAAGACAGTATGTATCTTTTAACTTTGCAGCACAAAATAGAGCCGTTACTATTAATGATTATGAATCAATTATTAGAACAATGCCTTCTCAATTCGGAGCGCCAGGTAAAGTATCAATTATGGAAGAAGATAATAAGATTAAAATTAAAATGCTTTCATATGACAATAGTGGTAACCTCACAGAAGTTGTGTCAAATACATTAAAAAATAATGTCGCAAATTATTTATCAAATTATAGAATGATTAATGATTACATTTCGGTTGAAACAGCAAATGTTATAGATCTAGCAATAGAAATTGATGTCATTTTAGACAGTACACAAAGTCAAGGACAAGTTGTTACAAATATAATCAACATTACAAGTTCATTCTTTAGCCCATTAAATAGGGAATTAGGACAAAACGTTTACATTTCGGAACTTAAAAGACTAATTCAAAGCGAAAACGGCGTGATCTCAACATCAGGTATTTTTGTGTTTAATAGAGTTGGTGGTGAGTACTCATCATCCCAAACGTCACAAGAATACGAAGACCCAAGTACAAAATTAATTAAACTTGTTAATGAAACAATATTTGCAGAACCTAACCAAATCTACCAAATTAGATTCCAAAATAAGGACATTACAGTTTCGGTTTTAAATTATAAGACCGTTAATATCTCTTGATAATTTATTTTTTGAATAAAAAGATTATTTTTTGAAAATAGGAAATAAACTATTTATCAAAAAAAGGAAATTTAATGCCCAAATCATATAGAATAAAAGCCACACCCGGTGTTGATAAACACATTGACATTAAATTAGAACAAGACTTTGAATTTCTTGAAATTTTATCACTAAAGATATTACAAAGCGAAATATACACTAGGGTTTGTTCTGACTATGGTGTAATCGTTGGCCGAGTTTCAGTTAACAATGGATTTGGTTTACCAAACGCTAAAGTATCTGTATTTATTCCTTTATCAGACGAAGACAACCAAAACCCAATCATAAGTGAGTTATACCCATATCAAACACTAACAGATAGGAACGAACAAGGATATAGGTATAATTTATTACCAAAGTCACCATCATACACAAATCATTCGGCAACAGGTAGTTTCCCAGATAAAGATGAGGTTTTATTAAACCAATCTTGGGTTGAGGTGTACGACAAATATTATAAATTTACAGTAAAAACAAATGATAGTGGGGATTATATGATTTTTGGTGTACCAACCGGATCACAAACACTTGTTATGGATGTTGACCTATCAGACATCGGTTGTTTTTCTTTAACACCACAAGACTTGATAAGAACTGGAAATGCTGTTGAAAATGACTTTAATGGTAGTAATTTTAAAACGAGTTCAAATTTAGATGAATTACCACAAATTATTAACTTTAATAGAATTATTGATGTTTCACCATTGTGGGGTGATACAAACATTTGTCAATTAGGGATTAATAGAGTTGATTTTGATTTAACAAAAGAATATAATATAAAGATCAATCCGGTTTCCGTATTTCTCGGATCGATAATGTCAAATACGGATGAGAACGCACAAAAAATAAATTGTAAACCACAAAAAGATACTGGAAAATTTTGTGAGTTAATTGCCGGACCAGGACAAATTTTATCAATACGACAAACAATAAATTTAGATAATCAAGGATTACCAATTCTTGAAGAATACAAACTAATAAACGAAGGTAGGGTTATAGATGAAAACGGAGCGTTTGTCGTTGATGTACCGATGAACCTAGATTATGTTACAACAAATGAATTTGGTGAACAAGTTTTATCCTCAAACCCAAATGTGGGTATACCAACAAAAGGAAAATACCGGTTTAAAATAAAATGGCAAAATGAAAACGGTAATAGTAATGATATTATTAGGGCAAATTTTTTAGTACCCAATGTAAAAGAATACGGGTGGTCGGCATCAAATAACGACCCGTATGGGTACCCACAATTCCAAGTGTTTTATGTTGGTGTAGGTGGCAGTATTACAGCCGGTTTGACAACCTATAGTGAAACTATGACATTTAATGGTGGTTTAAGTTTACTTGAATTAATAAACGCAGAAAACCTTTCATTAACAATAAACAGTATACCCTATGTCGGGACACTTGAGAGTTTAAACGTTAATATTGGTGACATATTCCAATGGGCATTTACGCCAATTGATACAACACAAAACGTTATTATAAAATTCCAATTTTACCCACAAGATTATTTTGACTTATTAAAATCTTATGCGTTTAGTCTTGAGTGGGACGATTACGTAAACCCAGTTGAAGCCATAAATTGTGACGACACTTTTTATCAATTTAATTATAATAAGGTTTATACAACAGCAATGTTTCTTGACCGTTATAAATTTGGTGCTGCCAGATGGACACATTTGGGTATTAAAGAAATTGATGATAGAACTTGTAGGACAGAAAATAATATTTACCCTGTTAATGATATAATAAGAAATCAAGATTTATGGTTTCAGTTACTTACGTTTTTATTAAACATTTTAACATTCCCAATAATGGCTCTTATTGTAGCAACACACCTTGTTTACACACTATGGCCATTAGTAAAAGCACTTATACTTTTTGCAATCATCATTACTGGTTATTTTATTGTCCAATACGCTATGAATCTTGGTGATGCAATTTCATACGT